GATCGTCTGGAAAACCTTGGAGTCGTTCACATTCTCTCGGAGTAAGTCTGCGTACTGCCATCCGATCAGCGGGATTGATTACTCCACCAGTATGATTGATGTCGGATGCTGAAGACGAAATTGACTGTGACTTATCTCCAATTGTTTTGTTGTAGCAATCGACTGCAACCGCCACTTGATTATCTCCCATCTCCTTCCGCAATGTCGGAGATAGTTCTTTAACAAATCTGCTCTCGTTGCCTTCTCTTGTTGCAATACCAGGCTCAAAGGCAATCGCCTCCTGAACCAACGGCACATTCCCACCACCCGTTCCATATCGTGATACGCAACTAGGAGCGACATCGTGTGGTCCAGTTACTCGGCTGTCGTTGGGATGGTTTTCGTAGAGGACAACCTTAACTTCGGTATCACCAGCCTTCGTATTTGCTTTGAGTGTAGGGCAAACAGATTTCTCGGTCAGTTTGCCTGTAAGTCGAAGCTCGGAAGTTTGAAAAGCGATTGCGTGCTTGTCACCCTTAGTCAAGGTGGGGCAAGGATCACCTAGCTTGCCAACCCCAAGTCCATTGCCCTTGCCGTCTTGCTTGTCTCCGTGCTTTCCAGAATGTCGTGTCGCTTGGTCGTGGATTGGGATAGTGACCAAATCAGTGGCATCCTTGTAATCCCTAGCCTTCATTGATGATGCAGTTCCATCGTTCGAATATTCGCCAAACGCCTGCATCCTGAATGCGTCTATTTTATCACCGCCTCCAACGCCTGCTTCAATAGCGATGGTAACTCCTTGCCTCGTTTCTCTGCTCGGCGCAGGATTCCTGCGCACGCTTTCGGACTCAAATAAAACCTTTGCGGCAAGGTTCCCTTTTCCAAGATGTGCGACAACGAACACACGTCTGCGTCTTTGGGCCACTCCGAACCATTGAGCGTCCAGCACTCGGTATGCCCACTCATACCCCAGCTCCCCCAACGCTCCGAGGAAGGAACCAAAATCTTTTCCTCTGTTAGATGACAAGACACCAGGGACATTTTCCCAGACAAGCCATCGAGGTTTGAGACGTTCAGCGATTGCAAGGTATGTAAGCATAAGGTTGCCTCTTGGGTCTTTGAGTCCCTGCCTAAGTCCTGCGACTGAGAAGGATTGGCAGGGCGTTCCTCCGACCAAAAGGTCAACTGATCCGCTTTGTATATTCCATTGTTCATATTTACTCATATCTCCTAGGTTTGGTACTTTCGGCCAATGATGCTTCAGCACCGCTGACGGAAATGGTTCTATTTCTGAAAACGCAACTGGCTCCCATCCGATAGGCTCCCAAGCCTTGGACGCTGCCTCTATTCCAGAACATACAGATAGGTACTTCATACGCTTTGCATCTGGTATGCTTGATCAACCAAGTTCTTTACGCAATTAAAATATTCATTCTCCGCAGTTCCATAGCAATGTATCTCGCTGGTAAATCCGCCAGCCGATAGGGATAGCTTCCATCTGTTGCCAGACTCATCCCACTCCTTCTTCACCTGCATCGCCAGCTCATCCTTTGTTTTCATCGTCACCTCCTACTACTTCTTTACACACCAGGCTCGCTGCATCGACCATCGTTATGATTTGAATCATATCGATAGCGTGGCCGTGGCTGGCTCGATTCCTCTCCACCACAAGCTTGCTGCGTGCGATGGCAAGCATATTGCGCGCCCACTTCAATCTGTTCTTGGCCTCTACATTCATACTGTCTCCTCCTTGCGAAGATCATAGTAAAAAGAATCTGTATCCTCCGTTACCCACTTGTCACTCTGATTCTCTACGCTGGGCAGTTCGGTATCAACTCGAAACTGCTTTAGGTTATCTGGCAACTTCTTGGTAACCCAATTCGAGTCGCGCCAGAAGATTCGGTTATTGGGCATGCACAGCAAGTACCCATCATCGCCAGCGAACACATGACCGCATTTGTAATCGGAGGGTTCGTCGCTGTACGGATTGTTAAACCAGTCCACAGTAAACAAGTATGTACCCCACACTTTAGTCGCATCCCTAAGTAGGATCTGTGCGCGATGATAGGCCAAGAAGCTGTACTCGGTCACAGTCACATTCTCGGAGAAGCAATCCCAAAGCTGTTTGTAGTTAAAAGGGATGTCGGCCTCTGGTTCGTGAATGTATATATCAGATATAGGTACACGACTCCGCAGCATCCCAGAGTCAGTCATAACGTGGAAGGTTAGTATCGCACCAGCGCAGGACTGTAAGGCGAATACATAGACGTTGTAGAACTCTGTGTCCGCTTCGTTCTTGGTAAAGAATGACTTCCTCACCATAGCCTTGAAACTAGGGATGTTCTCGTTAAGCGTTGCCATTAGCGAAGCAAGTTAGATGTGTGTGTCATAGATTGTTTGTATCAAAATCTTTTGAAGTCAGCAATCGGAATCTCAACGCATGGCTCATTATCCCTGGGGTCACCGCTGTTCCTTGACATGTAGAATATGGGAAGCTTGCTGTCCTCCTTAATCTCGTAATACCCAATGGCATCCGCCCACTCGATCACATAGAACGTAGGTGCAAATGCAGCGTATAACTTTAGGGATATATACTTCTGGAGCGATAAACATCGCGTTGGGAATCTGCCAATCTCATAGCTAGTTTTCCTGGCATCAACAAATGCGTACTTATATCCCTTTAGTAACATGGCATCGAATGGATATGCTTTTGGCATATACTTAACTTTGCTGCCACAATGCTGGGCGAACGCCTCTACAATACGTTTCTCATTGGCGATGTCCGCATCGCTCTCATGCATTCCGCTCGAACCTCTCATCTCCAAGCAGGACCAGTATACCAAGCTACCAACACCCAGCGTGTTCCCCATATTGGAGCGCGCGCTCTGTGCTCGATATAGGACGGAAACCAGCAACCTGCACCCTGCTCGCGGATAAACCTTGCGTTGTCTATGTCCGCCTTTACCTGCAAACCTCCGCCCAGGTACTCATGTGGAGCGGATAGGTTGACCACCGCCGTAAGCTTGCGGTCACTTCCAGTAAACGTGTCGAAGTGCCACCAGAACTGCTGGAGCGGATTGTATCTTAGAATCTGGAACTGCTGCGCTCCAGTTATATCAAATCTCCAGTACTCGCTGTTAATCGATGCTGTGAGTTCGCCCATAATCGCGTACAGCCACTTGTAATGCTGCGACATCGGAACCCAGCAGGAGGAGCAGGTACGCGCCAATGAATTCCTAGTCTTTCCGTTCTTCTTCAACACAGTCGCGCGCTTCATACCGATCACCTCGGCATCGTTTCGAATCATATCGCATTGGCTTGGCGTTAGGACGTACCGATCCACGGATGCGGTAAGCGTCTTTTGAATAAACTTATTTTCTTCCATTTAGAACCTCCTTTATGATGTCAACTATTTGTAATACTATGTACGCGCTCAATGCCAGGATCGAAATGATTATTGAGAAGATCAATACAATCCAACCCACAACTATGAATACGTCCGAAACAAAATTAACAAATTGCATAGTTCTCTTCCATCATCCTTCGAAGGAGAGTCTTATTGCCGATCCTAATCCCAGCAGCCCTGCACCACCACCCAATCGTTCCATTCCTAAAATCCTTCAGCAGTCGCTTCACTTCTGCCGTGTTCCTATACTCCCAGGCATCATTGATCATCTTATCCTTCCAATCTGGCGCAAGCTTCATACCACACACAATCCCCCTCCTGCGCAGCATGCGAAGATCCTTGATCGCCTGGATGGCAACCTCGCCAGCAAGCTGTTGCAACCTCTCGTCATAATCGCCCTTAGTTAGCTGTGTGGAGATCATCGACGCTTCTTCTTGCGATTGGCTGCTACCCAATGTGCGTAAGTATTCCAAAGCATCGCAGCAGCCTGCGCCTCGCTCTTCGTTTCAAAGATATCCTGCAAGGGTGGCAATCCTTCTGGTGGCCTAGCACCATGTAGGCGCGGTCCTATCACATTGCCTGCTAGGGTATGAATCCTCCATGCTCCAGCCTCCTCGACCACCTTGACGAAGGTCATCGACCAGCTTCTTTCAGCTTGGCATCGTCTTCTTTGATCTGGCCAGCTAACTTAACCAGATCATTCGATTGTCCAGCGTAGTGAATAATGTAGGCATCCTTGTACCTATCCAATCCAAAATGAGACTCGACGCTGGTCATGCAGTTGTAAGCTGGGTCGAGCGGAGTCAGCTCCATGCCCCACAAGTGCGCTTGAATGTTCATCCAGGTTTGTTCACCAAAATGGTTGGGGTAACAACCAAACGGAGGGCATGAGAATAGACCAAGGAATTTATTGCTCACTACGAATACGCCAGTATTGACGTAGAACCTCGGCGTGATCTTTCCGCCAAATCCTTTCGCAAGGTCAACCATACCCTGCTTCCTATCCAGAAACTCCCCCTCGTCAAAGGCGCAGAAGAAGTGCTGACTGCCCTCAGAGTCAGGCGCACCAAGATCCTCGCAGTCGTTTGCCACCAGAACGTCAGCGTCCAGGAACATGACCTGCTCGTAGCCTCTGGCCAGCATAATGTTTCCAATTGCCAGCTTCGAGTATTGAACTGGCTGCGTAACTGGCTTATCAATTGCCATGAAGTCAATCGCGTACTTCTTTGCGTACGCTTCCATCCTGGGCTGAGTGATGCTTAAAATCTTTTGCCAATCGTCTCCAAATGCCTGAGTGACTAATGCGCGCTTCATTTTTTTACAGAATATGACAATGCCCTCTTGATGACATACTCAATGACGGCATCTCTGTCAGCCTTCAAAAGCTTTAAGCCTGCCTTAAATAATTCATTTCCAGTTTTATCGTCAAAAGTTATGTCCACAAGAACCATCTTTGGTGCTGGTTTTGATTTTCCAAATGTTATTTTTCCTAGCTTCATTTCTTTTTTGCCTTTCTTTTCTTCCTTGGTTTGGCTTCTTTCCACACGTCAAAGTTTTTGTCCAAGTCCACCGATATAAGCATTAGCTTTTGGTAAAGCTTCCAGCCCACTCCAAGTGGCAGCAGCGTGATGCTTACGAAGTCTCCCAGGTAATAGAATATTTTCGATAGGATTGTCATTTCGAAATTTCTACTACTGCGTATTTGGGCAGTCGAGCTTTTTCGTAATCTTTTTCACATTTAAAAAACAAATCCAAAACAGGTAATTTACTTGACCCACTCGCCTTCCTCTGAATGACCGCTGTGCCTGTGTCCACCACAACCCACTCCTGTTTAGATCCAACTATATTGACCTTGCTCCATGCTGGTATGACCCTGTGATCCGTGGCGCAATGCCGTCCAGCCTTTAGGCGCACACCCTCGCTACTCTGCAATCTGCTGGTGTAGTAATCCTCCCCTGGCCAGTATCCAGTAACGCGCACCTTGATCTTCTTCTTAGGTGGCTGCACATCGACCATGACATTCGCAGTCATGACCGACGATGTGGTGACTAGCAGCGCAACAAGAGCTGTTCTTAACATGACCTAGCGATCACTACAGTCGTAGTCTTCCCAGGTGATATTCTTGCAAGACTCGATTGCCTCTTCTCTTGTGTTGAAGCTCTCGTATCCAATCAAATCTTCTTCTCTCCCAAATCCATTCTCATCGATATAAACAGACCATTGCTGTTTGCCTTCCTCGTCTAATTCTTTCTTAATCCATCTCATAGTCTTGGGACCTCCTTTTTAATTTGTGCTAATACGAACAAGGATCTTACCAGAGCGCGCTCCAAATGGTCAACGCTTGTTTCACCATTATTATCAGGGCAAGGCATTGACTTGTGGAGCTGCATCTGTGCCGTGGCTAGGTGACGAACGGCTCTGGCGATATGGTAATCGTGGGTAGGCCGATCCTTCTCCAGCCAATCGCCATAACCAGACTTATCCGATCCCTTACCCATCACGCGCCAGACTATCTCCTGCGCAGCGTTACCCATGTCCTGAATTGTTGGTGCAGTCATTTTGCAAGCCTCCTATAGAATTGATCGAGTAATCCTTCTAACCATAAGACATCTGCTGGGTCGATCATAATTTCATCCCAGGAGGGGTATAACCTTTTACCCAAGCCCATACCCTCAAGAGCGCATTGAACGCGATCCCAGCCTGGTACAGCTCGTCATCTTCCCACACCCTTGTCATCAGCTTGCTCGAATCATTCGAAGCAAGCACTATGGATACGCACGCTGCCTGAGGATTCTCGCTCGCGGTCCTATAGGCCCACAACTGCGGACAGTCCGAAGTTTCATAGAACGGCGAGTATTTGGGATTCACCTTGCGGTTTTTCAGATCAATGATCGCGTCACCAATTCCCTTCAGCTTCACATATGCGTCACAACGACCAGCGTACCCTGCGCCAACCAGAGCCTTCTCGCACCAGTAGGTCTTCTCTACGTTTTCGTCCGCCCACTTCTTGAAGGTCGCGATGTAGGGCTGGAGATCTTCATCTTTACACACAGCGCGTCCCATGAGGATATTCTCGGCCTGTTCGTGCATTCGCGTGCCATGCTCAGCTGCTTTCGATGTTGACTCTTTAGAGTCCTTAACCACTCTTCGAGCGTAATCTTCGAGCGTTTCATTTTCCTCCTTTGGCAAGGTAAGCGATGCCATGATACTTTGTTCAATTTTCCAGTTGGTCAATTGGGGCTTATCCAAAATAGACAAAATCGATGTGACGCTAGGGTACAAACCCATCTTCCTGGCATCGGCCACAGTTGTATTCCGCTCGTTGCCGTTCTTCCCAATTACAACGTGTGCGGATTCTCCATTTTCTTTGTACCAATGACCGCTAGACTCGGTTTGAACAAGTCTAGCTGTCGATGGCTCCTTACTGGTAATAGTAAGTGCCATACAATTTAGAACGGAACTTGGTTGCCGTCTGCGTCAAGTTCAGCTTTGCTGGCAGTAGGTTTCCCTGTTGCCATCGAGAATTCCTTGCTGGCGCGGACCTTGTCCTGTAGCCACTCTGGAAGAGCAGCGAAGACTTCGTTCTGACCATTCTCAATCTCGTAGAATACCTGCGAGCTGACCGACTCCTTGGGAGCAGTCATGCCTTTAGGTAACTTGCTGATCGCATTGATGGCGCAGTACTGCCTGCCTGCCTGCGAGGTTTTGTGCATCAGGGTAAGCAGGGCTGCTTTGCCAAGCAGATTCTTAAGACTGAACGATGCCAGCTCTTTCGATGTGAAAGCTGCACCGCGCCAGGACTCAAGTTGCTTGCGAAGTGTCGCACGCTCACCTAGCGAACGAGTCAACTCAAGACTGACCATCATAGGCTTGGTAACCTTTGTGGTCTTGCCATTCTCCACCACCTCTCCCTCAATCACCTGGTCAGGCAATTCGAAGGTTAGTCGCACTTTAGGCGACCACTTCTCCTCGCCATCCCAATTGGTTTTCTGGCAGCCAAGGTCAATCAATTGGACCAAGACTCCCATCGTCGTTCCTGCTTCAGGCAGTTGACGTTCCGTTGCTTTTGCCGATTCACTTAGCGTTAGGCTCATTTGTTTCGTACCTTTCTTTTTTTGGTTTTGGTTTTTGTGTCAGGTGTAAGTTGGACTAGGACTGAAAACAGATTCTTATTTGTTGGGGTTAATAGCTGAGAGATCAGATTGTTCTTGTACATAGAATCCTTTCGCGACTGTTGTGTGTGTTGGTTGATTTGGTGCATATTCAATAGTGACATTGGCAGGCGCGATTTGTCTAGCTAATTCGCACACGCTGTCGGCGGTTAAAATAACAAGCCACTCTTTGCGTCCATTCCTGCGAAAGAATACCGCTGGGATCTTACCTGCTGGGCAATCACGCTTCGACTGCTCCATCCACTCCTCTGGCTTTAAAGCCTGACAGCGTTTCCCCTCGATATGGAATGGGAAGTTCTCGCACACCACATCACCACTACCACCCTCTGGATTGCCAGCGTATTGCTGACTACGGCGAGCCTTCTGCCAACCCTGCTCGCGAAGATAATTTGCTAATTCACGCTCCCCTGCTGCACCTTTTGCCCTGCTATTGATTTTGCCCATTTGTTGGTTTTAGCAGACCAACCCACCGCGCGTCGAGATCTATTTTTAATTAAGCCAAGTTTTATTAGCGTGACTAATATCCTCGTCAAACTTGCGAATCATTGCCTGCATGGTCAACTTCTTGACCATCTTTTGATTCTTCTTTACCCATTCCACCGCCTCGTCAAAAGACTGTGCGTCTTTCAATCCATCCTCAAAATATTCCCATGCCTCCTTCTCGGTCATAGGTTTTTAAATACACGCCAACCACCTCCTGTCGATGGACAAAGCTTTGTTGTTACCGACCTGCACTTGGCGATGGGCAACAGCCAAAACAGGTCATCATTCATACCCCAACAGGCAACGTAATCCACACCACTAATAGCGCGCTTTGGTATGTTAAACCCATTCCCTACGCTAGTAGTAAACCGATACTTGGTTCGCCCAGGTTCAACAGTCTGAGCGGTCTTAACCTGGATGCGGTAAAACTTATTGTTCTTCTCGGCCACCACATCGTACCCAGCGAAATCCTCGTAAGGAGTTAGAACGTTGTACCCACAGCGCAATAGCGCGCCAGTAACGCGAGCCACACCTACCGCACCTATTTGCCGTGAACTTAATTTCATTGTTGACGTACTGTAAGAATTAATAGAGACTTATTGTTATGAAAACAATCCAAATTTTATTAATGACTGTTTTGGCCTCAATTGCATTTGCTGATGATGAAGTCGAAATTAATGATTTTGTTGGCGGAGTTTATAAGGGTTCTGGCACAGTTCATACGGCTGGAAGCGTGATTATGACTAGGGAGGGATTGATATTTAAGTCTGGAAGTAGATTCATTTATCAGGATGGGAGAGTGTGCCAGCATGTTGGATCAACATATATTCGCGAGGACAATAGCGTTGTTGTTCGTGCTGGCAGTACATTTGTGTCGAATGAAGGAATAATTGAAAAAGTTGGCTCGGCATATATTGGAAATGTTAATTCATTCACGGCTGGATCTACAATTGTTCGTCAATCAAATTGGAATCCTTAAGAATTTGCAAATTGGAAAAGTCTATTCCTTATCCTGTTCTCAAGACCAGCGATAAACTTCTTTCGGCTTGAGTCGTTGTAGGCCAATTCGTATTCGTAATCCAATTGTGCTTGACTCATTGCCTGCATTAACGCGCGTGGGTGAACCTTATTGATTGCCTCTAAGGTTTTCGGACCAATCTTGCCATCCACATCCACCTTAATCTTGAGCACATTCAACCCTTTCTGGATAAACCTTGTTGCACCGCCCATCCCTCTATTGAACGCGAGATCTTGCGTGAATGCCTGCATGACTTTAGGCAATTTGGATATGAGTGGGCTGGTGTATTCTTTGATATATCGCGCTGCCTCTTTCGCCCTTTCTTCCGCTGGCAACTCTGAGAGCTTTTTGAATTCTTCTGGATGGTATTTGTCATTGATCCCAGCTATCTCATAGCTTCCCCCACCATCTCCGTCAGGCAACTTGTAGATCGCCAAATTGCCGTTGTGATCGAACCTACCCTCAAGCTTGACTGTCTCAATTGCAGCCAATAGGAGCGGATCTACTTCTGTTCCGCTCATAGCACACCCTATTTCTTATTGATTTCTTGCTCAACCGCTTGATTGCGGAGGGCATCGTGAATTTCCTTGATGTCTGGATCTTGGTTTGCTTCGTAAATCTTGTTTAGGGTAGCGATGGCTGCGGATGTGTTGGAGACAGGCTTATTTGCGTTTGTGGCAAGCCAGCTCACAAACTCTGGATTGGTGAATAGTCGAGCAGCCTGGTTCGCACCGACAAGTGTGCCAAGGATACCAGATGCAAATCCAAACTTGCCAGCAGCGACTGATCCAACTCCGCTTGTGATCGTGGCAGGAACAACTACAGCACCAGCAGTTCCAGAAGGATTCGCCACAATGCTGGTGCTTTCCCTTATCTTATTGGAAACCTTGGCGATTGTTTCCATGTCATTCTTGAATTTACTTCCGAACCTGCCAAACAAGATGTCCTTTGAAGCATTATCAAGCTTGCCGTAGTTCTGCAAGAATTTTGCAGTACTGAACACATCGCCAGTTTCATCCTGTAGGCCAGCAACAGCCTTACCCATCCTTGAAATGTAGGCAGCAGATACGGCCTTCTGAGCGTCCTTAGGTACTGCGTTGAATACTTCGCGGAGCTTGGTTGGTCCATTGCGAGATCCGCTGATTACTGCTTGATAAGCATCCTCTGGATTCTTATTTAGGATCACAGATTGGATCGAATCCATTGTATCGTGGAATTTCTTGGTATAAACATTCGCCTTCTTGAAGGCAGCTTGAGCCTCTGGCCCTTGTTGAGCTGCTGCGTTCTCAAGATCCTTCGACAATGCTCCGTATAGACTCTTCCATTGCGCCTTGGGTACGTCTGGAGCTAGGTCAACTGTAGCTATCTTCTCGCCAACCCAAGAGCGTAAATCGCGCAATACGTTAAAAGGAATTTCTCCAGATGGACTTAATCTCTTTGTCTCCTCAAGCCCACCCAAAAGCGACGTTAGTTGCGTATTGGAAATTGAAGCTTGCAGTTCTGGTGAAGCATTGCCAAGCCTATTGGTGAACTCATACAATTTACCCATAGTCTCGTCCGAATTAATCGGAGTGCGCTCTGGCATGTATTGGTCAAAACGATTATAAAGAGCTTTTTGGGTCTGCCTCGCTCTTGGTACAAACACCTCAGAGAATCCTTTCTGGATTGCCTTGCCTGCCTCAACTGGTTCCGTGATTGGCGATAGCTGAGTTCTTAGTTCTTCAACTCTTTTGCCAACTTCGGCTTGTTGTGTCATGCCCTTTTCGCGCATTGCAGTCATTCCACTTGGGAATCTTCCTGTGCTTGTTTCAATTGCCTGGGTCAATGGATTCTCTACTGCTTGTGCCAGGGTAGGTGTAGTTCCAGCTTGACCATATAGCTCAATATTCTTGGCAATCTGCTCTTGAGTCTTACCACCGCGAAGCATTCTTAATATGAAATTTTTGGATGTCTCAGTTGCCCCAGCCGTTCCAGCGATCATTGCTGGGATTGGGGAAACTCCAAGCTTGCTGGCAGTAGATGCTACTTGGGTCATTCTTGAAATTGGAGAAGGAGCAACAGCTCCAGCCAATCCAACAAGCCCCTGCTCTAGCGGACTTGCGCCAGCTTCTCCAGCAGCAGCAGCAGCTCCAGATCCAAGTGCAGCACCAGCAACCTGCGTCCTTGGCGAAGCACCAAGTATCTCGCCTATTTTCTGGATTGCCCTGGGCGCGCCCTTCATCCCAGCCATAGCTTGGCCACCCATAACGAGCGGAACCATCTCGGCAACTCCACCCACAACCCTGGACTCAATGCGCTCAAGCGGAGTCTCTGGTTTGGGTAGGCCAATCTGATTCTTGATATCCTCCAGGACTGCGCTGAGTTCTGGTACTTTCCTCTTCTCGTCACCTTGCGCAACGAGCGAATTGTAAACCTTTGCGCCGATATCGGCCAAGAATGCGCCAGAAGCACCAACGCGAGCAGCAGGAGCAGCAACCTCAAATGGCGCGCCTGCTATTGCTCCACCAACAGCACCAACAGTTGCAGGCGTAATCGCTTCTCTTGCGATTAGGCCAGCCTGTCTACCCACCATCTCTGGAATGCTTCTGTCTTGAGTGGCTGGAGCTTCAACCGCAATCTCCTCACCCTTACTATTTACTGGTATGAGTGCCATTGTTTTATTATGGGGCTAGTCTGAATTGCTGACCATTTATATTTACAACATCTCCATCGCGCATTCCAGCAGCGCGAGCTTCGGCCTCAGTCTTAAATGCACTCTTTCTCTTCATTCCGAATGAACCAATATCTTCTGGATCTGCATTGGCATCAAGAACTGCTTGAACTGACTTAATTCCGAATCCATTGGCGCGAGCATCGGCAACAAACTTTCTAGCCAAGACCTTCTTCAACTCGCCTAGTCTTTCTGGCGCAGCAAAGTTAATCACGGCAGTAGGATCTGCGATTGCAGTCATCAACACGTTCCTATCTTCCTGCGTCATCGTGCCAGGGCCACCGATTGCAATGCGCATTTGTCCAGCAAGGGCTGTCCTGATCGCATCCGCGCGAGCCATGAGTCTTGGCCTAGCCAAAACATCGCCTGTTTGAACTTGATTGCCAAGGTCAAGGAGTTCATCGATTCCGCCAACAGATGAGACAAAGTTTGGCACAAGTCCGCGAACTTCATTGGCGGATTTCTCGCTGCTTGCCATTCCTTCAAGACCAGGGATCTTGAGTGCGTTCTGAGCGATCCTTTTTGTCTGTGCCTTTTCATATCCAGACATCTCTCCAACTGTTTCCTCGGCAGCCATGCGTTCTGGCGAGCCTTCTGGAAGAGAATTAATATAAGATATAGCCTTCGCCTTCATCGGAACGAGCTGTTCCAATCTCTGCTGGTAAATTGATCCAATATTCGCTGTGGCTGGAACTGTTCCGCCACCAAGACCCTCTGGTACTGGAAGCGTTCCAACCAACTCGCCCAGCTGTCTGCTTGTCGCAGCCTGCGCAGCTTCCGTTCCGATCATCCTCTTGCGCATGTCGGCCTCAAGCTCTAGCGCAGGGCGCATCATTTGAGTTGCCATATCTTTTTGCATGACAGGGCCAGCAGCTCCCTCTGGAAGCGTAGCTGATGCGGATTGTAAATTCTTAACTCGCTCGCCAGCAGATGAAGCAAGCTCGCCCTGCGTTGCCAAGTCCTGCTCCAGCGCGCTTCTTAGTCCGCTAAGACGAGCAGCCTCGATTGGCGCGTACTCAGGAGATGCCTTCCTTCGTTTCTCTTCTTCAGCAGCAATTTCGCCTTTCAGCTTCTCTATTCCAAGCATCCCCTTCTCTCTCTCGGCTCGGAGCGCGGCTTGGCCTTCTGGACTCTTTAGATACTCCTCTTCGCGAGCAATCTTTTCTAGGTTTGAACGCAAAAGATCTTGCTGAAGCTTTCTTGTTTCACGCTCCCTAGCCTTATCTTGTTCCTCCAATGCTTTTTCGGAACGATATTTCTTAATACTATCCATTTGCCAAGGCATTGGGATAAGCGGATCTTGTGGATCTAAACCTAGAGCATTAACTGCCATAAATTATCCTATTTTCCCATCCATCCATTTTCGAATAATTGCCTTTATTTTGGGCTTGTTTCGTATCGATTCTGCAATTCTTTCTCCATATTTAATGTAGAAGTTTCTTAGATTGTCAGATGCTTTAGTCATCATCCATTCCCTAAATTGCAACCATTTTGGATTGTCTATTCCATAAACCTCTCTTGCCACCCAGCAAAGCATTCCCATTCCAGCAAAACTTCCAGCAGCACCTGCGAGATCTTTCACTCCGCCTGCAACTGTTGCAAAGTTCTGGAATCCACTTGGCTGGCTTGAGACAGCTTTAATGTAATTTCCATAATTACTTGCTTGGTAATTTGCCAGCGTGTTGTAAAGCGAAGCAGAAATATTTGAAAGGCTAATCCCAGCATTTGGATCAGTTGTCTGATAGAAGTTAGCTGCTGTGCTTGCGCCTTGGCCAAAGTTACCAGGAAGCGATTGGTTGGCTTGAATGTAATTCTGGAACGCTGCGTTCTGTTGCCCTGTCCTAGCATTGCTAAGATTGTAGATGGAAGGACCACCAGCAACAAAACCAGCAGCAGATCCAAGCCTTGTCTGTAGCAAGGCATCGCGGAGTGCAAGATCGCGCTGTAGTGCATCACCAGTTGTTTGGCCAGAAGATAGGAACTGAGATGCTGCTCCGAATCGTGCAAGCTTGCGAGCCTCGCCAGCAGCACCAGATTCGACAGCTTCCTGCACAGCAGGCGCGACACCAAAGATGTTGCCTCGAACTGTCTGAGCTGCGCGAGCTGCCTGCTCGTACTGCCTGCGCTCGTCCGCACCAAGCGTAGAGCCAAGTCTTAATTGGTTTAAGGCTTCTTGCTCAATTTGGCTTCGTAAGTCTTCGGTCTGTTGGGATGTAGTTGCAGGCAATTCTTCAGTTGCCAATTTCCTGTATTTATCGCCCAAGGCAACGGCAGTCTCGTAAGCTTTCGGATCAATCTGTTTTAGCTGATCGCTGGCGCGTTCCTCTGGAAGTTTGAGGAATTCCCTAAAAGATGTGATTTCCTTCTGGCCAGTTGTATCCAATGCGGTGATTGGTTTAAACCCTGCAACCTGTGCCTGCGCCGAGGTGATTGCTTCGCTGACGCTCCTGCTGTCTTCGTTAAGAGTTTTTAGAGATGCCTCAAGCGGAGCGCGCCTTGCGTCATCAGCTTTTAGCTTTGAAAGCAATTCGCTGGTTGATGCAATCTTTTCGTTAATTCCGACAATTTGAGTGTTGCCTCGATCGACAACCGACTTGAGCGAATTTAGCTTTGCATCGTTGTAGTCGTTTATGATCTGATCGTCGGAAACTTGGAAGTTAAGCTTTGTGCCAAGGTTGGACGCGCCATAGTTTCTTTCTCCAGACAGAGCGGTTAATGCACCACTTAGTCCAGTTGCCCCAGCCCTAATCTGCCCAGCAGCAGTATTTAGTTCGCCTGCTTGCTTGGTGTAGCTCTCGTCAAGCTTTCTGGCTGCTACTGCTTCTGCTGATTTAAATTCTTCGTCTGCCAAGTACTTGTTGTAAGCATCATCAAAATTCTTGGCCATTCCTGCTGGGTCTTTTGCGGACATGGAGTAAACCTTGCCGTCATGCCTGTGCGAATAGGTTGATGTGCCAGCTAAAAATTGATTGTAATCAGGAACTCTAGGACTTCCGTCTACATTACCTGCGCCTCTTCCGCCACTCGGATAAAGCGCAAGAAGTCCAGCATCGCCACCAATGCTCGGTTTATATTGTTTGTTGAAAAATTCTTGTTTTGATAATACTGCCATATTAAACACTCATGTTCGGATTGGAAACATTTGTTCCAATGGTTGAAAAATAATCGACAGGAGCTGCGCCTTGTGAGAACGCGACTTCTGGTTGAACTGCGCCATATGGGCTTTGCCCATAAAGACGAGCAAACTGAGTTGTCATCTGCTGACCAAGACCCTTGTTCAAGGCAAACGCTTCTGGCGAGTACTCGTACTGCCTACGAAGCGATTCCAAGGTGCGCTGTGCGCCGTACTGGCGTTCCAGCTCAAGATTCGACCTGACAGATGCAGCTTGATCCAATGCGGACAACTGCCTCTCCAGCTCCCTCTGCTGTGGCATGTATTGCATGCGAAGCTTGTTCTCAAGCTCGGCCATAGCAGGAGATTTTTCAATATAGGTATCAACGTTTTTACGATACATTTCAGCATTAGCCTGCGCTACTGCTGTTGGGTCTGGCGGTGGGGGCGGTGATGGAATTGAGGGTGATCCGCCCATATTAGTTCAATGCCTTTCTCATAAATGTATTGTAATCGTACTCCTTTTGTTTGCCTAAACGTTTAAAAGTTATGTGCTTGCGTGGTCCGAATCGATCCAACAGGATCAATAGCAAGCCTTTGAGTGGGGCTACCGACTCAGCATTTCTAATACCACTAGTAGCACACAAGTCAACAAAGATATTGTCTCCATGCTCGTCGTGGACGTAGTGGCCTACTTCAGAGCCACTATTAACGCACCTAGCCAAGGCAACGCCTAAAATCTCATCATTCCTGTTCCTTAATGTACCCATAAGTCCCTGCTTATCAAACCATCCTACCCATTCCCTAAAGTTAGGCCACATTGCCTCGGAAACACCACTTTTCTCAAGAAACTCTACCTGGGTCATATGTTTTGCTGAATCTGAATTGTATCTGGATTTGCCGCCATAATGACCCCTCGGATGGAGAGCTTTCTACTAGCAGCCTCAACCTTCATCTTGATATTGCGCCACTTGTCGTATGACCTAAGACTATCCGCCCTGCGCTTTACAACCTTTGCGCTTAGTGTCGCTGGAAGTGTAAATGGTAGAGTCAATCCGT